ACAGCGGCCATAGTGTTTCAGATCACGGAGATACTGAATGAGATCCTGCACCATGTCATCCATCAGCAGCTGCTGGTCGGTGCCCAGCTCATCATCCTGCTTGGCATTCTTAGCCAGCGAGCGCGTCTTGGCACGGGACATGAAGTAAATGGTGTGCCGGTAGTTCACCACCTTGGTAGAGTTCATTTCCGCATCTACCAGGACCGAATAGGCCATACATGGCGACTTTGCCGTGTTCTGATTACGCACAAACTCCGAATCCTGATTGATGGTCTTGATTTCGTAGTATGCCTTATCCTTAGAGCCACGTTTCGGGTCATGCGATATGGGCTTGTATAACTGTGCCCACTTTTCGAGGATAGTAGAGAGATTGCTGGTCATAACTAATCGAGGGCAGGGGTTACAAACATGACAGAGCCAGAGGCATTGTTTTCAAACTCCGGCGTGTATTCACCCGAAGCCGATGCTTCAGGCTCAGTGGCGGGAGCCACATAGAGGGGAGAGGTCTTAAAGGCTTCCAGCAGGTCGCCTTCCATGTCGGGCTGATGCGTTTGCAGGTAGCTGGAGAGGTCGGAAGTCAACTGCACGGCCTCGTTATGTGCCGTCTCACGTCTTGGGTCGCCCACTTTTATCTGCATGGTGCGCGATTCCAAGTGACGGGCCATAGCCTTACGCAAACGGTGGATGATACGCTTCAAAAGGCGGTCATCAGTGCCCTTGGTTGCTGTTTCAACGAGATAGTCCATCAGATCCTCGCCGATAATAGGAGTCAGAATATCCTCCTGAATAAAGCGCAGGTCAGGCAGCATGAGGATAAACTTCTCACGCGAGCCGTAGATGTCGAGATATTCCTGAAGGATGGTAGCCGACGGGATAGCCAGACTTGCAGCCAGGAAGAAATAGCGGGATGTGCGCCAATAATCGGTAATCTCCTTTTTCTCAGCGTTAGAGCTTTCTGGCTCAATGGTGGCAGGGTCGAGCGCATTCACCTCCTGCGTCCACTCTTCGAGTGTCACGAGCAAGGCATTGATGGCAGCGTGAGACTCTTTGATGCAGCTCTGCTTATAGGCATTGATGGTGGCAGGATCGACTTTCTGGTAATCATCTGCCACACCGATATTGATACCTGCACCATTGACACTGATAGCCTGCTGGTCGATAGCACGACCGAGTGCATCAAAGGTGATGATACGCTGTGCCAGGGTCAGCAGACGGGCGTAAGGGGGTAGGGGAGTACCGGCTACAATCTGCCCGATATACTCCGCAATAGCACCCTCGCCATCGCGCAATGACTGATAATATTCCACCAACGACTGATGGAGCTGTGCGCCGAGTTTATCCTTTAGGAAGTCCTGCTCAGACGAATCAAAAAAACCTGCCATCGTCTCGATGTTGTCGATGGCGTTAGAGGGCGAATAAAGCCTCAGTTCTTCGGGGGATGAGATAAGCATAGCGAACAAATTTTAAGGCCGTGATGATATCACGGCATAGGTGACATTATTCTTTGACAGCTTTCTTGTGCTTTTTAGCCTTGTTAGGTTTGATAGCAGCCTCCAGTTCCTCTTCGTCGATGTCAATGTGACGTGCAACCTTAGAGGTGACAATCTTTTGGACGGCTCTTGCCCATGCAGAACCATTACAGGATGATTCGTTTTCGAGGATGCTAACCATGGTACAGAGGATGAAGATGGCAGCCACATACTGACCGAGGTGTAAACCTCCAAAGTGACCGAGCAAATGCTTATCCACACCTTCAGCAAGCAGAATGCAGAACCAGACAATCGCCAGGTCACTAACCATCTTGAACATGTGAGCCGATTTCAGTTTACCATCGGCTTTACTTTTCGGGAATGTTGCTTTGATGCGTCGGTTTAGTCGCCAGGCTGTCAGACAGTCTATTAACACAGCAAACACACACAACAGGGCATAGGGGAGCGTTGGTTCCAACCATGCCCATACAATTCCCAAGGCGACTGCAACGAGACGTGGGATAGAGCAGAAAAAGCTCTGGAAGAATGAGAGAATCTGATTCATATCGTTATTATTTTGTTTGATTTAACTACGGATGAATTTATTGATGAAATACTGTTGTCCTTTTGGTGTTACCTTTGTTGTGAAATGACTGGCCATTTCGCCATTCTCAGAATGCACCCCTTCATCGACAAAGAACAGGCCCATTTCGGAATACCGCTGCATAGGCATATTGGAGAGCGTGAGATATTTGTTATCACGAAGCCAACAATACAAACGCTTCTCGCCAATGTCATAGCCGTTCTGCTGAAGGAGTTTGGCCATATCGCGCACAAGGATATTCGTCTTACTACCAATGACAGCATCGGCAAAGATTACCTTCGGACGTTGCTCATCCAACTGCTGCTTTTGCTGTTCATTTACCAAAGCCAGACGCTCCTTTTCTTCCTCTGCCTGGACCACCATCATAGCCAACTGCTTTCGTGACAGTTGCTCAATGGCATAGGAGCCAGTGCGACGGATAGCAGGCAGCACCTCAGACGTAATCCAATGCTTGAATCGTTTAGCCTCTGACATCTTACTACCCAACACGAGCGCATACATGCCTGACTCGTTGACATAGGTAAGCTGCTGAATACGACCAATAGAATCGGTGGTGTCGCGTTTTGCGACATCATCAGCATCTACATGCTTTGCCACAGCATCACGACCATTGACATATCCGAGCACACGGCACAGATCCATTGCGCAAAACTCTGGAGCATCAGGAGAGCCAGTAATCCTGATATTGCCAAACTGCGGATGATTGAAAACCTGAATCTCACTCATAGCGTCATTGTTTTATATTGCGAGGGCAGCCAGAGGCGAGCCATTGAGGTCGAGACGGACAGAGAACTGTACTTCGTAGAAAGATCCGTTAGTACGGTCGATGCCCTCTACGGTCTCTTCCGGCACGATATGGCAACCGAGCCAGTTGTTTCCTATCTTAATCCAAGCGAACTTAGCCATCAGGAACTCATGGATAAACCACGAATGCCATGCTTCATCGAGAGGACCAGAAGACATCTTCCATGTCTCATAGTCGTTTTTCTTTGTCACCAGGCCACGCGAGAACGAGCCAAAGGTTTCTTGTATGGCACGAATGTATGACTCTTGCGTTACATTCGTCTCAGTGGTCTTGAATGAGCGCACACTGATTGATTCGAGACAGCCCAAACCATTGACAAAGCGGAACTGGTAGCGGTCGGTCTGTCCGGCGGCCACAGCATACACCTGACGGCCATTGATAGTTTGCAGGCCAGGCGTTGTAATACTTACAACCGATGACGTAGGCCCCGTAGTGATACTACCCTCACTGATAGCCGTTGCAAACGACTGAGGGCATACCATTGTCTCGCCTACGGCCACCACTTCGGGTGTGGTGTTGGGCTTACGGGTAAAGTGCTGTGCCAGTTTACTGCCACCACTGAGGATGCGCTCCAGGTCAGAGTAGGCCCCAAAAATGGCTTTGTGACCGTTGCTGGTCACGACACCCACATTATCATGCACTTCACCATTCTGCATATACTCATCACAGGCCGACAGGTCATAGACGATATAGGGATAAGCAGCAGGAGGCGTAGCAGTGTACTCATAGCTATCAGCCACGGCACGGAGAGCAGACGAAACATCGAAGTACAGGTTTTCGCCACTCTCAGCAGGTGAGGATAGCGTCAGGTCTGTATAGTTGCCACCATAGATGCCGGCATGTACGGTGAGTTTTACACGATGGAAAGCACACTCGCCACTGATGACGGCAGCCTGCACCTTGAACGTGATTGGAGAGCCAACCAACGGTGATGCGCCTTGTATGAGTAATCCTTGTGCCATGGTTATTCGGGTTTGTCCTGAGTTGTTACACCTGATTTAGAACGGTCGAGCGTAGTCATCACCTCGCGGTCGATCTCCCAACAGAGGTTTTCGTCCCATTCGTTGAAATGCGACACCACATCGAGCGTCTTCAGCATGACGTTCTGGATGGGCGACTTCAGGATGAGACGCAACAGATAACGCTCACGGATGTCCGTACCGCCACTGCTACCAACCAAAGCCATTGGTGACGAACCAAGCAGGCGGGCATCCAGTCCAAGAGCCATGAAGACGATAGATGAGATCTCAGCCGTCTCTTTCTCGTTGGCATCAGCCACAGACTTACTGGCACTCTCAATCTCCACTATCTCGAAGCTCTTGTGTTCCTCGCCATCAGTCCCCATGAAAGTAAAGGCTAAGAGCGACTGACCGGCATTGTCACGGTTAGAGAGCCACTGATTGATTTGCGTA